GAAAAAATACGACGACATCGTACTCAACTCAACGGTGTTCTTATTGAACAAATACTCGCCGTTTCTAAATCGGTTTTCTCCTATAGATAAGTCTAAGTTGAAGGCCATAGTTTTAAAAGCTTATAAATAAACATATACACCGCATAAAATGATAAAATAAAGGTTGACTTGCTCCTTAAAAGCTAGTATAATAGCTATTCAATATTATGATATATTGTGAATAAACTTAATATAACCCTATACAGAAAGGTAAATACAAATGGCATCATCATTCGCATCACTTAAAAAATCTCGCTCCAGCTCTCTCAACAAGCTCCTGTCTGAATCAACTAAACTTTCCTCCGGTGGACAAAAGTCTGGCGGCGACGATCGTCTATGGAAACCCGAAGTAGATAAAGCAGGCAACGGTTATGCTGTATTGCGATTCTTACCTGAACCAAAAGGCGAAGACTTGCCTTGGGTTCGTATGTTCGATCATGGCTTCCAAGGTACTGGCGGCTGGTACATCGAAAACTCCCTAACAACTATTAATCAGAAAGATCCTGTTTCCGAATACAACTCTATGCTTTGGAATAACGGAACTGATGCTGGCAAAGAACAAGCGCGAAAGCAAAAGCGTCGCCTGTCATACATCGCCAATGTCATGATCGTTAAAGATCCTGCGCGTCCTGAACTTGAAGGCAAGGTTATGCTCTATAAGTTTGGCAAGAAGATCTTCGACAAGCTGAATGAGTCAATGAACCCTGCGTTTGAAGATGAAGAAGCGATTAACCCGTTTGACTTCTGGGAAGGCGCTGACTTTAAATTGAAGATTCGTCAGGTTGAAGGATATCGTAACTACGATAAGTCTGAGTTTGATTCCCAGAGCGAACTGCTCGACGGCGATGACGAAGGTCTAGAGAAGATTTATGAGTCTTTGCATTCCCTACAGGAGTTTGTTGATCCCAAAAACTTTAAGACGTATGCTGAGTTGCAGACTAAGTTGAATCGTGTTCTTGGTCTTGGCGGCGTGCCTGTTACTGGTAGCGCGATGGACGATGACGGAACCGACACTATTCCGTTTGAAGCACCGGCCAAAGTCAAAGCTGCTCCGCAGGAAAAGGTTGCTGCTGCCGCTCCATCTTCCGAAGTAGATGAGGATGATTCTTTATCGTTCTTTGAGAAGCTTGCTGAAGAAGATTAATATCTGTAAGTGATACTAAAAAGGGCAACTCTTAACGGAGCTGCCCTTTTTTTATATCGCTCTTCCTCTTACTTGCCTCGCCCTATTAGCAAGACCACGTTCCCTTCTCGGAGAAGCAGACACCATAGTCTGGCTACTCATACTTGTCGAGCTTGGAGCATTTACTACTGTCGGGGCATTAGTTGTGATAACATTCACTGCGTTTAACCCTGATTGTTTCGCCGACCTAGCATTGACAGCTTCTCCGGTTCCCAATCCCGCTGGGGTTCCTTTACCCTCAACCTGTTCGCGAGCTTCTGGGGGTTTGGCTTCAGGGCGTTTCGAAACGTCTTCGATACCTTCAAGTTCCTTCTTCCTCTCGGCCTTTTTCAGAGCAGCATTGGCAAGTGATCGTTTAATAGTTCCGGCTTTCCTACCTTCCCGTATTTCTTCCTCGGTCAGATTCTGCATCCCGTCTTTGGTCATCACCCCAACTTTCACCGGTGGCGCTGGTTGATTTGCGGCTCGCTCTTTCTCGACTGCCTCGCGCATCTCCTTTTCTTTGCTTGTCTCGAATCCGAAAAGGCTTTTCACCCAGTCAACCTTATCGTTGAACCAATCGCCGACACTTCTCAATATACTTTCCAAGCCGTCAACGTAGGCAGTAAACAATTCTTCAAAGGAGAAGCCGTCAAGCATCTCTGAGAAATTCTCAAATCCAAGTTTGCTCGCGAGCCACGAAACGGCATCTTTGAGTAAGTCTAGCGGTTTCATGATGAGTCCGTTGAACAATCCTTTGATTGCTCCCCGCACACCACCAAGAAGACCACCCGCTTCGAATCCATCCATGAACCCTGTAACAGTATCTACAATACCCATGATGATTGTGATTGGCAAGAACAACTTCCCAAGAACAGAACCAAAGCCAG